ATTTCTGTCATCATGGACAGCACCGAACGGGTGAATCCCCGCCAGTTCTGTTCACTGCCGGTCAGCATCGCCGCCATATTCTGTGCAATACCATCAAAGGTCTGCGTGGCCACACTTTTAACCTGCGAAAAACTGTCCGTCGCACTTTCCGTCCACTCCCCCCAGCCGGACTTCAGCCCGGCCAGCCAGTCACCGCGCAGCATGTCTTCATCCGCCCATGTCTGTTTCAGTGCCCCGGTGACCCGGGCCAGCGCCTGCGGATTATCGCCATACACGTCACGAAGACGCTGCGCTTCAGACTCCCGCTGCGCCTGACGGTCAGTGAGACCACGGGCTTTTGCGCTGATGGCGGCCTGCTTCGCGCTCTGCTGCTCTTCAAACCGTGCCGCCTGCTGTGCCAGCTCATTCAGCCGTTTCTGGTATTCAACCTTGTCGCCCAGCTCAGCCAGCTGGCGTTTGTACTCCAGCGTTTCTTTCTCATGAGCCAGCAGGGATTTTTCCTGCCCGGATAACTGCCGTTTCGTGGCAGCCTCTTTCAGGACCGCATACTGACTTTCCGCTTTCCATAAATCACGGCGCTGCCGGCTGATTTTCTCATTCGCACCGCTGTGCTTCTCCAGCGTCCGGAGCTCAGTTTCAAGCGCCAGCAGGGCTGCATGCGCCCGGTCTTCCTGACGCTCACCGGCAGACACCTTCACACCGGACGGCTTTTTCAGCGTCGATTCATAATCCTTTTTCGCCGACGCCATCAGCGTGTTGTAATCCGCCTGCAGGATTTTCCCGTCTCTCAGGGCCCTGTTCAGTTCTTCCTGACGGGCGGTATATTTCTCCAGCGGTGTCTGCAGGCGTTCGTAAGCCTTCTGCGCCTCTTCGGTATATTTCAGCCGTGACGCTTCGGTATCGCTCTGCTGCTGCGCATTTTTGTCCTGTTGAGTCTGCTGCTCAGCCTTCTTTCGGGCGGCTTCAAGCGCAAGACGGGCCTTTTCACGATCATCCCAGTAACGCGCTCGCGCTTCATCGTTAACAAAATAATCATCCTTGCGGAGATTCCAGATGTCGTCTGCTTTCTTAAACGCAGTCTCTGCCTTAATCAGCATCTCCTGCGCGGTATCAGGACGACCAATATCCAGAATGGCATCCCACATCGATTTGAACGCCTTCCCTGTTTTATCCGCCCAGGTTTCCAGCGTCCCCATGTTCTCTTTCAGGCGGCGGGTCTGGTCATCAAAGCCTTTCGTGGCAGCCTCGTTCGCCGCCTGCAATGCCCCGGCCTCGTCTCCGGAACGCTGCAGCTGCGCAACATACGCAATCTGCTCTGCCGTCACGTTACGGAACTGGCGCGCCATCGCCATCAGTCCCGACGTCGGGTCGGTGGTCAGTTTTCCGAAAGCCTCTGCAACCTTGTCCACTTCCACACCGGAGGCAGACGCAAAACGCGCGACACTCTGGTTGATGGAATCAAACTGTTCACCACCACGCACACCGGCATTCACCAGGGCTGCCAGTGACTCACTCGCCTGGTTAAACGTCAGCCCTGCTGCCTGTCCGGCTCTGGAGAGCGTAAGCATGCGCTCTGCCGTCAGTCCTGACTGATTACCGGAAAGAACCAGGGTTTTATTAAACGCTGAAAGCGTGGAATCCCCCTGGTACCAGGCGTACGCCAGCGCACCGGTCGCCACCGCCAGCGAGGTGACACCGGCCATTGGCAGGCTGATCGCACCAGCAAGCCCCCGGAACATGGGGATCATCCCGCCGAAGGAGTCCTTCACCTGACCGCCCTGCTGCAGCATGATAAGGAAGGGATTCTGACCACCGGCAAGCTGCGTGGCCACGTCGGTGAACTGCATGGGTAGCATACGCATGGCGGCTTTATACTGCCCGACTGATATCCCGGCTTTTTGTGCAGCCAGCGCCTGGCGGCTCAGCCCCTGCTCAACAGCACTGGCGGTTTTTCTGGCGTCAGTCTCCAGTCCTGAAAAATGACGCCTTACGCGGGTCATCTGCTCATCGAAACGAACCGCATCCAGACTCAGGTCAATAACAAGATCACCAACCGGCTGGGACATATCTCACACCTCCGGAAATCCCCGCTGAAGCCATCATTAATGCGACATCATCCTCGCTGACATCCACCACATCCGCAGAAGGTGAAATATCGCCCCCTCCCTCCTCGCCGAACCGGACGCCTCCGGCAAGTCCTGCCGCTTTCTGCATCAGCATGTCTTCCTCATCCGGCCTCTCCGTCTGCGCTTCCTCACGCCGGGGGACGAGCAGACTGAAATCCGAGGGATGCATATCCGGATCGCAAAAAAACAGGCTGAGTACGGCGTACGTCAGCCCGGAAAAATGCATATCCAGCTGGGTATCGTGAAAATAATGCGTGCGGTAAAAACGTCGCCAGTCGGCATATTCGGTGGATGTCATCCCGGCAAGCATGGCGCGCCAGTCGGGTCTCCCCATCTCACGCGCCAGTCTGAGGGCAAAGTTCAGCTCGCCGTCGAAGACTTTCCCGCAGAAAAATCATCATCAGTCAGCGTGTTATTTTTCGCCACTTCAGTAATATCAGTATCCGGACGAACAGCTTCGATCATCCCGGACAGGCACAACACCACGTCTTCCGCCCGGGCAATGGCATCGGCAGGCCAGGTGGTGAGCACTTCCTGCTCTATCTTCATCACGGCCTCATTCATTGACGGTGACTGCGTTTTCTGTGGATGGTTATGCCACAGGGACATCGCCACCAGAAACGCGCCGGTTCTGACAAGATCTTCCACACTCACCTGCAGGTTGCCGCTGGCTTCAGCCTCTTCTGCCCGCCGTTTCAGGAGGGCAAGATGCTCAATACGCTGCAGCGCAGACAGCTCAGAAAGCATGACGGATACACCGTTATATTCAAATTGTTCTGTTTTCAGGAACATCGCTTATCTCTCAGCTCTTTAGCCACCCGGCACATTATTAACGGTAATTTCAGCCACCGCAGCAAACTGACCATTACCGGAAATCACAGGGATGCTGACTTTTCCATCCTTAACCCCCGTCACAGTAATCGTCATATCTTTCACGCTAATGGTGGCTTTTGATGGATCGGCGGAAATCGCCCTGAATGTCTTATCCGTTGCATTTTCCGGTTCCACAGTAACGGTCAGGGTGGTTGTTTTCCCTTTTTCAACCGTACCTGTCGGCGTTACCTTAATCGCAGTGACCGGCGTAATTTTGCTGCGTTCTTCCGCTACAGAAGGTTTACCCACGTTAGTGACTTTCACCGTGCGGGTGATCACTTCTTTCGCCGTCACGGCCTTACCGATACTGCTGACCCAGCCACGAAACACATCCACCGTGCCATTCGGAAAACGGATTTTATAGGCCCGGACATCGCCGCTTTCAAACCAGCCTATAAGCCCTTTCTGGCCTTCCTCTCCCGGTTTCCAGGCCAGCGTAAAACTGGTATCACCTGCAGATTTCTGTCCCTGCCCGGTCGCGGTCCAGTCCGCGTCTTCATCATCCAGGTAGTTATCATCGTAGGATTCAGCCGTCATCTCGCCCGGCGTCAGATCCTTCACCTTAGCCAGTCGCTGCCAGTCATCGTCTGACAACGGGTTTGCATAAGCATCAGCCTTGCCGTTGTAAACCCACAGAGTGGTACCGGCACCTTTTACCGGCTCCAGGGGATTTGGTGTTGCCATATCGTCCTCACATCTCGTATGTAATGGAATAAGTCAGATCCGCAGAGCTCCATAACGCCATATCGTCATCACGACGATACTCATAGCCCTGCGTAACCATCGTGGTAATCAGTCCTGCCAGTGCCGGGATCACAGTCATCGCCGGATAAATCCGGCTTTCCATCCACTGATCGAGCTCCGAATCAGGTACCTGTGCCGGTAAAAACACCTCAATATGCAGTGTGGCCCGCCAGGTATCTGCATCCAGCTCTTCACCGGTATACTCTGCATCCGTCAGATAAACCGCGATCGCAGGAAAATCCTCTTCGTCAAAAACAACGGGGCGACCATCAAACAGCGTCGCCCCGTGTTCATGCTGCTCGAGTGCATCCAGCACTGCAGCACGGATATCAGTATGTTTCATCGTTTTATCGCAATCCTCAATTGTTGTTTCAGCGCGGATGCCAGTTCTCCGGGCAGGCGTTCACGCCGGATACGGTCAACATTCTCATCAAACGCCTGTTTCAGTGGGGCCGCCATCGGGATTTTCACCACCTGAATGGGAAGGCGATTACGCTTTTTCCTGCCCTTGTCGTCATTGCCCTCCTCATATCTGGCCTGGGGAAGACGTTGCATAACATGCCAGCGCCCATTATTTAATCGCTGGATAAATGCCCGCTGATAACGATGCTGACCGGCTTTGAGTATGCTGTC